TGCGGCAACACACTGTCTACAACATCAGCGTAGCCCCTGGCACCAGCATTGTCGTCCACAAACACAGCCTGTTGATAATCTCCCTGAATGCGCTCAATGCTGTAGCTGGCAGGCTGTGCAACAATGTTGTCAGTGTCGGTGCTGTCCAACACAACTTTGACTCTGCCCAGTGTGGTGCTCAACACTGTCATGGTTTTTTCCAATAGTTGACGGTCGCCTGCTTGATTCAGCAGGCGAAATTTGAATGTGCTGCCCAAAATGTTCACGGGTTTTTGATCTTGATTCAAAAACTCAAACAGTAGAACATTGTCAACACCCTTGTTGATGGTTAGATATTTTGCGTACACTGGGTCGTACCTCGCTGTGAAATATTCTCCACCGGTGTCAATCAATAACACTTTGGTAATCTGTTGATATAAGTAAACGGGTGTCGAATACATAGAATCCTCGACACGTATTTATGGGCAACACTTTGTTTGAAAAACTGACTGAAAAATACCCTTTTATTACTCTATGCGTTTACGCCAATCAAGAGTACGTGGGCATAGTACAAAACAGGGACGACATCGTCACCACCATATACGACTTTGGCAGTGTACAAGACCAAAATGCCAAACTAGAATTTCTAGAACTAGCCAGTGTTTGGTGGTGGGAAAGCAATAGAAGCATTCCTATCAACATTTTCCTGCGCCAAGACTGGCGAAAATTTAGGCACACGTTGCGCACTTTTGTCAACAAAGATCTTGAAATTATTCACGGTCCTGCCTGTAGTCTGCTGGATATTACCCGCAAAAAATCCAAACGCAAGAGCATCACTCTGGTACGACGTCTTGATTGAGCAGATTCATATGTAACGCCACCAGCATGCTGTAGCTCACAGCATGTGATTTTTTGAACACAAATCCCCTGCTGCTGTCCCCATCCCATACCGAAGCAAACACCTGTGACCAAGGTTGCCGCTGTAGGTGCGCCTTGCCTGGCCTAATTATACTGATAAATGCAGCCATGCGTTCAATACTGTCAGGGCGCATCACTGCCAGCAGATCTGTGTAATTGCCCACATGCACCAACTGCTTGGTCCATTCTGAATCTTGCCACAGTCTTGACCAGGGAGGTTCTTGACTCAACATGTCATCAAGATGTTGTTGGTCACGCACCAATTGATACACTCCCATGTTGAGAAAGTCTATCTTGAAATAACCACGCTGTTCGGCCTGTTCGTAGTCTATGGCAGCACAGCCGTTGACTGGATCTTGCGGAATGTCTGTCACATATACACCGCTGTTGTGGCGGCGTGTTTGCCCCTGCACTGTATGGCGTGCTGGCGTGTGCCGAATCAAGTTTAGTATTTGATCACGATTGGCCAAGTCAATGTCAATGTCTGCGCTCATGTCTTGATCAGGGCCTCAACCATTCGTACTTTTTGTTCTAGTTCACGAAACTGATTCAACAGATCAGCAAATGCTGGATTGTTTTCTGCCAGAGTCTGTCGTTCTTGTTCTTCTCGCATTTTTTTCTTGGCCCAGTCCAGTGCCTGTTTGGAATCTGGGGCAAGATCCACAGTGGCAGCGTTGGATGGGAGTCGCATCCATGCATTGCCATCAAAAACTTCTGTACATTGATGGCTGGCATTGTAGCGAACAGCACCGGCCACTCGCGCATGTGCATACTCCTGCCAGTTTGACACATACACAGTGGTAACGTAACCACCTGTGATGTTTATGTGTTCACTGCCGGTTAAAATAGTTGTAATCATCGGTGTCGCTCTCTATTACCATCCAGCCTGAGTCAACATTTCCTTGACCCAGATTTGATCGGCTGGATAACTTGAAAATCTCTTTTGCCAAACATCACTGTCAAGATAGGGCCATATCAAACTCAGTTCCTGTGCTGAAAGAGTGGCCAAAAACTGCTGCCCACTTTCGCAGTTGTATATTACCCAGGGGCTGATTCGTCCCGTGGTTATAGCATAACATATTGCATTGACGTTGCCAAATCTCAAACAGTCATGAGCCGCAGCCTCATTGCGTTCGGCCCACTCAATGCTGTATTCAATGGCCCGTGTCAGTGCCACACCGGGATTTTCTTGTGGAAGATAATGCGTCAAGAACTCTGTGTACAGTTGATCACTGCACCAACGGTCAATACGTTTGTTGTTTTTGAGCAACCAGTTCAAAAACTGTTCAGGATCCAAGGCATGAATGTCTATGCAATATTTGCCAAATTGCACAAAAGCACGATAGTAGGGACTGCGGCAGAAGTCTTCATAGGTCTTGAGACGACTACTGCCATGAGCTGCTTCATAAAAACGTAGAAAGGCCTGATAGCCTAGCTGTACATCACGATTGTTTTGGTTGCGACGACGCTGTGCCTGCTCGCACACATGCACAACCAAACTCTGCTCGCGTTGAAACGTGCGTTCACAGTATTCGCACTTGAAGGTCATTTTTTGTCTTGACCACTGTCACGTTCGTATTGGCGTAGTTCTTCGTCTGTGGTTATCTGCATCATGACATCTATTTCGTCATCACGATAGTGTGGGAAAATTTCCTGCAGTTGTTTGCGACGGGCACTCTGTCCCGCTGCTTTTTTCTTGGGCGCTATCCATTGATGACGTTGTGGTCCCATGTCCGGACTCACTGTGGTGGCCATGAGCCACTGTAGTTTGGGATGCCGGTTCACTGCAAAAAAATTTGTGTTCAACAATTCATTGGTGGCAATCACATAGTATTCCTGAAGGTCGCGACTACCAGTCACACTTGATCCCCAGCGTATCATGAGATAGTTGCTGAACTTCTTGCGTTCTTCGTCAGTGAGGTCATCATAGAATGATCTAGATTTGAGATCAAACTGGCGCATTTCGTACTGTATGGAAAGTTTGTCACTCATGTTTTGTAAGGTTGTATATCATTTTAACATGTTCTAGAGCATCATGTAAAGTGGGATTGGTTTGTGCAGCCCGTCTAATGTTGCCCCACAACTTGTCTTCACGCAGTTGACTAATTAGATCTCTTTGATCTTGATCAATACCAATCAGCACACGCTGACTGGCAGGGTCTCCCACACGCCTAGCATAGGTATGCCCGTTGACTTTTTCGTAGACGTAAGTGGCGCCAGGTTCAAGTTGACTAGTGATTTCGTTTTCCATCAAACACACAGTTGAATAACATGTCTATCTCACCGTCGTTGATAACACGGTGAAAAGCACCATCGGGAATCAGCACAATGTCACCGCTGCCTACTTCAAACGGTTCGCTGTGTTCATCGCCCACGATCATTTTGCCATGACCGCCCACAAAAAAGTAAATTTCTTCTTGCCCTGCATGTCGATGTCCTCGTGTTTGTTGTCCCACTCGCAATCGTGTGCTGCTCAGCACCAGATTGTTCAGTGTGCGATTGTCTCTCACACAGTATACTTCATTGTCTAGCACAACTTCGCCGCCGATGTTGTTTTTGCGTAATTTGATTTTCATGTCACCATGCCCGATTGTAGTCTACTATCTCACAGTTGCGACTGATGTCTTTCACAAAGTACACGCAGTCAGGTTCTGTATCGTCGCTGAGAGGAACGGCCAACAGTTGACCGTTTTTTAGTTTGGGTGCATACCACGACACTTCGTGATATACATCCAAGATTTCAATGTCAGGGAAACTGGGTCTATAACTGCTGAGTGGATTGAATTGAAACACCTTGAATCCGCGATCATTGATCGAAGTCAGCGGCAATACTTCTAGATCTCCTAGATCAGGTTCACCTATCAGAATCTGCCAGTCCATGGGCATCTTGACTGTGTGGTTGCCTATGCGCAGCACCAAGGCTGGACTGTTGAAACTTTCCAAAAAAATCAAAGGAATAAAATGGTAGTCTGGATCGCGCGGATCGCTGTTGTCCAGTATTGCAAACCTCAAGTCATCTACCTCTTCCGGTAAATGATCAAGATCATAGCACTCATTGTCTAGTGTTAGTATTCTCATACTGTCAGTATAGGTTATTGTTTGGTATTTGTCAACGACTCAATGTCATCCACTCCAAACGTTCTTGTGTGAATGGATAGTTGGCTTCGCGATAGTACACTTTGCGTTTGGTGAGATGTCGCTTGGCAAACTTGCAGGTACTGGTCACGTCCCAGATTTGTACAAAGTCTTTGTCTTCAGCTTTTCTGATACCGCGACCAATCGATTGTATAACTCTAACGAAGCTTTTTCCCGGTTCAACAAGTACAAGATTAAAGATACGGGGAATATTGATACCCACAGCAGCCACACCATAGGTAGCAACAATAATTTTGTCATCAGTTTCTGCAACTTCATCATAGTGTTCTTTTCTTTCAGCAGTCTTGGTAGCACCACTCACAAACACAGCACGGTCGCCCAGGCGCTCTACCAAGGCCAGGCCTGCTGCCACACGGTCCACCAGCACCAAGGTATTGCCAGTTTCACGCACACGAGCAATCAATTCGGCCATGGTATCAAGTCTGCCAGATTCTTCTAGAAGATACTTTAACTCGCTCTGATAGTTGCTGAACTCCACATGGTCCTGGAGCTGCACTATGTTGACATGGCACTGTGCCAGCACGCCGCGATCCTGCAGTTCACTAGCTGCCAAGCGATTGACCACTGGACCCAAACTCACAGTCAGTGCCACAGACTCAAACTTTTCTTTGGGTATGGTTCCTGTCAGCCCCCAACGCATGGGTATGCGACTCATGACACCCGTCAATAGGGTCTTGAGTGCGTCGGCCTTGGCCATGTGTACTTCGTCCACAATCACACACACCACATCTTCCAGGAACTCTTGTATGGTGATGTCTGCTTCATGATTGCGGGTGTTCTTGAGCAGTACGTTGAGACTCTGCCAGGTGCATATGGTGTGCTGTCGTCCAAATTCTTTGCGTTCGCCATAGAACACACCCACATCCAGACCCATGTTGACATAGTCAGTCTCGGTCTGTGTCACAAGACTCTTGTTGGGTACAATGACTATGCTGCGACCATGTGGGGTGACTGCATTGCTCAAGGCCGCTGTGATCACTGTTTTGCCTGCACCCGTGGCCACTTCTTGAATGCACTGCGGATTCTCAAGAAATGTATTGATGATTTCTACCTGATAGTCACGCAACTGCATGGGCTGACCCTGTTGTGGGTGACCCTTGGGCCACAACACATGACCGTAACTGTTTTCATCCACGGCTGTGAATTCAAACGTGGTAGCATAGTCACGTTCATCAATCAGCTCAATGTCCCAGTTGTTCTGTTCCAGCACTGACAATATTTCAGGCAAGA